GGGCCTGCAAAGTCAAATGTCCCTGACATAAAGATTGACTTTGGGCCTTGAAGAGGTGCTGAGCTTGCTGATATCGGTTTTGTTGACGTAGTTAAATCAACAAACCAATCGTTGATCATAGAAATCGGAATTTCAAATGTTGCTTTTTCAAGTATAAATGGTTGACTAATAGGAATTTCAAATGTTTCATTATCAATAGGAAAATATTTTTGATTATTTTGAATTGAATTTTCGTATAAAGTTGTTAGTGCGGGTATTTGATTGTCTACTATTTGTGAACCAATATATTGATGTGATCCAACACGATAATTGACAACAGTTGTACCTGACACTATAGTATTACCTATTGCCCCAAACCCTCGAGCATCTTCAGGTGTTGATTTAGTTCTAAGATAATATTCAGGCGAACTGATATCTAGGTTTGCGGCTAACCCCCACAGTACATCATTTATATCATTTACTATTGGCAAATATGAATTTTTGGGAATCATCCATTGTTTTACTAATTTATTATAAAAATATATGTTCGAACACAAACTTGCAGCGTTTGCTGCGATGGCATCATTAATGTCATCATATTCATTATCAAAAGGTAATATAGAGTTCATTTGTGTAATATTATTAATTGGTAATGATAATCTTATTTGTGTTTTAGATCGTAGTGAATTTGCTAATCCACCACCGCAATCTTCAAGTTTTGTTCCCGTTAAGTAAAATTGACTCGTGGTCGACGAAGCAGCTTGGTCTGGTCTATTATTTTCTTGAAAGGCACTAATATATTTTGTGGGAATATTTCCTACAAACTGATCAGACAATGATTTAACAATACTTTGCGTTATTTCAAAATCGCCAACAAATAAATTTTGTCTTTCGGCTATTCCGTCTTCAGAGTTTGCATAAAATCTAGGTAGAACAACAGGATAATTAACAATAGACGTTCCTGTTTTAAATGTTATTGTACGACGATCATCAAACGTTATTTTATTATTCCCTTGTGTTGATGCACCGGTGCGCAATATTGTGGGCAATGTGATTGCGCTTGATTTTACTTGTGTTTCTAATTTTGGCAAAACTTTACGTCGCAACATAGGAGGTTGAAAAGTAAAAACTGCACCCGTAAGCCCATTTGGTCCTGCTGGCCAATGTTCTTCAGGATTTAATCCTATTGAATATTTCGCCGTAAAAATAGAACCCGAAAGTGCAGCCAGGACGTTCCAGTTATCTAAACACGTGATACTATCTGTGTATGATGAATCATACACGTATCCACCATACTTGTATTGGTTTCTAGCATCACCGTTAGTGCTTGTATAATAAAGTTCTGAAGAAAAATCTCTAAAATTATTACTTTTCCATGAAAAAATTCCGATTGTTGCCGTCTCTAGTTTATTTGGTTTTAGTGTATCAAGCACAGCTTGATCAACTGAAATTGCATTTTTAAAATTATCGTATCGAAATTCTATTTTACCATTTTCGTATATAATAACTTCAAATTTTAAAATAAGCCCCTTTACATTTGTGTATATAAAAGCCCACAGCGCTGGATTTGATGTCGAAGTCCATCTTATGACTAATCTCTTTCCAGTTGCATTATTTTCTTCTAAACAATAACGAATGCCCCAATCTTTTTGATCGTATAATCCAAAAACCGACGTCAGGCCTTGTTTTGTTTGAATAATTTCAGGTGATTGATAATGATTTATTTCTCGATTCCCAATCCAATCCAACCAAGGGGCTAACAAAACGTGTTTATATGTTGTGGGTCCTGATGTCCATTCATCCAAGTTAATATTTGCATTTCTCCAATTATTTTTTGATGTGCCATCAGCGTGGCCTTCAGGCTCGCCAGGTCCACCCGTAGATCCGGCACTAGTTACCTTGGGAGGATCGAACATAATTTCATAATTTGTTTGTAATGGATCAATTAATGCAATCCATCCTGAAGTTGAAATAACAAACTTATTATAAGTTATTCCATCAAATAAAAAATTAAATCCAATAGAAAGTATATCACTTTGTGCCGCGTATGCCCCTGGTTCATTTGCATATTTAGGGGTTGCTCCTGCGCCCAACACAGAACTTATTGGTCTAATAAACCTATCTTCTGGGATGTTTGATAAACCCACATTTGTTGAAACTGTTCGTGTTAAAATATAATCTTCAAATACTCTTGCCGGTGGGGTTCTTTTACTTTTATCTGATGCTGACATATTAGTATGTTAATCCCCCAAATGCTAATGAATCAACACCCGTAAAACTATTAATGTCTGTGTACCAACCAGTGGCACCAGATTTTTGTTTAAGTGTAACATAATTTTCTGTTGAGCCGGTCATATTACTTAGTGCTGAATCAATATCGTTTCCCAATGAAGACGTATTTGCATTTCTAATATACTTTGTATCACTAAACATGTTAATTTTTGCATGTTGTAGAGAAAGATCAAGAATAGGATTTTCGTTATTGTCTATATAGGGTGCTACACTTGAACTTATGTTGTAATAATCAATTGACAAAATAAGATCACTTCCGTCAATTGCATTTGAATTTCCTGATTGTACAGAACCACGAAAAGATGACGCTTTATAAAATGGTTTCGATGTGTTGTTTGTGTATTTTTTATGTGTAATTAAAGCAAAGGGCTCAATTACCCCATCCATTAATCTATCTTTTGTTTTTCTTCCTGCGATAGCAATTAAAACTGAAGATGATTCTGTGCGGTGAGTACTTAAAAACTCAACCGGATTAATTGTATCATAATCTTCTACGAATTTTGTAGGTGATAGATCTATAAATTCACTTTCGCCAAAATACGTTTGTCTAATAATATGACCAGGTTCGCCCGCGTGAATTTTAACCATTCCGGCATCGAAGTGCTTTATTTGAGTGAGTTCGACACCCTGTCGATAAGGATCAATAGGTAATGTATTTAAACTGGATGAGTTGATTACGTTTTGTAATTTAATAATAACCGGTGGGCCTTCATCAAACCATGATGAATTTGAACGGTCAGTTCCTGCAAAAAAATCATGTGATTTCATTTAATACTTTCTTACATTTCCGGCAAGTTGTTGCACAAGTAATACGTCTCTTATTCTATCTCTTGAATTATCCATAAGATAAATTTCATTAGAGTGATATTCTAATTTATGTCGTTCTAACATATGGGATTCAATTACGAAATTGACACCCTTAAAGTTTGTTTTTCTTGGTATTAGTTGTTCAATAAATGTTCCTATTGATGTATCAAACCATCTAAAAAATTCAAAAAAATCACGAAAATTTATTTTTGACGATATTCTATTAAAATATACGTTTCTAAGGCGCTCTAAATCTGGATAATCTTGTGAATATAATAATTCCGGATTTCCTAGTGCATTATCTATTGCATCAAACGTTGAAAACATTGTTATTATGTCTTTGTTTAATGAATCAATTAATGAAAATTCAATTGAGAATCGTACATCATCTGTGGGTTGTTCGCTTTTTACAATTTCATGTATTGGTGCTACACCCGCCCATGGCGTGTTATCAATAAGTTTTTGATCTTGAAAACTTCTAATTCTTATTTTTTGATCAGTTGAGGCTTCATCAAACGATGGTGAAAGATAACTATAGTCAAATGTTTCGCCGACTAAACAATCACTGTCAATAGGAAATCCTGTTCCTGAAATATGATTATTATTTAGGCTAAAATCAAGAAACGCCATCGATCCAAGCACACCCAAAGACGCTGAAGCCACGGCTCTTCTATTTGATTGTTTGTTCATCGTATCAAGACGAATTTTTTCAAATGAACCTGAACGTGTTGTTACGAAGTTGTAATTCACAAGAGGATCTTGTACACCTAGTGATTTATAGTTTCTAACGTGTTCCTTCCATTCAATTTCTTGAATGCCGCGTGACCAAAACCTTAAGCCCGATACCCAACCCTCAAAATTTGTCGTTCTGGCCTCTCCAGGGACCGCAGAAGAATTATTTAATAATAAATAACCGGCAGCACTTCCATTATTAAAAGTTCTATTTCCAAGCTCTAGAAATGCCCCTGATTGATTTAATTGAGCACTAATGGTTTGTAAAACATTCGCCTCGCCAAGCGGGGCTTCTTGAAAATAAGATGACGTAACATAAAAACGACCTTGATCATCACCCTGATGCGAAGCACGTAAAAAATAAGATGATGATACGTTTGATTCTATGGAGTCATTTCGCATACAACCAAATGACACACTCCATCGATCGCCATCAAAAATGCCATATTTTGGTAAAGCAAGCTCTAGTTGCAATAATGGTGACGAACCATCGACGCCTGATCTTAGATAGGCAACCAGTCTAGGATTCACTGACGACGATATAGCTAAAACGTTTGTTACCAAGTTTGTATTTGCAGTTGAAGAACCAGTCGTGCTAAGTCTCATAAGCGATTGAGAAACGCTTGTCATCAACAGTCGTTGTTGTGGTGGAAACTTATATACACCCTCAATCGTCCATGAACCAGACGTTAATAATCCATCAGAGGCCGTTGTTGATTTTCCATCAACCATGGGACCAACAACGTTGGGATATCCTGGTTCAACTCGCGATGCGGATAAAAAATTTGAAACTGCAAATGATGATGATATAAACTTTACCATCGTACTTGGCTCACGACGGGTTTCTCGAGCGAACGAGAGTTGTCTTGTTGTTGGCCCACCAAATTCACGTAACTTTAAACTATTTTCTGGATCAATTCCAATAGAGCGTAAAAAAGCCTTTATACTATGTTGAGTGCCCTTTGATTTCAAAATTCCGGGCATGTTGACAAGTACACGACGGAGTAATTCATTTTGAATGTACTTAATTGGAAACTCACCTGTTGAAATTTCTTGTTCTATGTTTTCACCATCAACATATTGTTCAATTGTTGAATCATTGAACAAAGGGGGTAAATTAAATCCATATCTTTTAACAAAATCATTTAAAAAATTATTAGGAATAGTATCATTGGTTTCATAATCTATTGTTTTTAATGTACTAAATGAATCAACGAATAATTTCATTTCATCAAAAAATCTTGCCCAAATATACAAAAACGATAGTATTATTTGAACGTTCCCCATCACACCACTGCCTGGGCCTGTATTTCCCGTGTAAGCATCACCTGATTGACCCTTTATTTCTTCAAATCCATCATTAAGAGCACCATCTAACAAGTAATGTTGGGGCACAAGTTTTGTTATTAAGTTAGGATTAATTGAATCGTATAACGATGCCGAAACAAGCAATGTTGTATTGAGAGTCACAACATCAGAATAAGCTGGAAATAGGATTGGAGATGTGACAAGTTTTTCATATATCATTAAACTAGACGCATCATCTGAGACATCTTGTCTAAGCGAAGACGTAAAATTTGAAATCAAAGAATGTAATGAATTACCTGAACTGTCAAGAACAACTCCATTAATTAGATCACCAGTAACTGTGCTCAGGGGACCAACTGGTTCATTAAATTTATAATATAATTTTAAATCCGACGTTGAATATATTGCTTTTTGTGCAAATAAACTTTGTTGAAGTGTTGTTCTTGATGAATGAAATATTCTTAGTTCATCCATGCTTCCACTGAATGTTTGAGTTGGCGTGTAGTCCGTGGCGTTATAAGTAATTTTACTTCCTGATCCTATTAATAAATCAGAATTATCAATGTTTAGTTTTCCAAAATTAAATTTATCACGACTTACTGAAACAAGTGTAGAGTCAACAAAGTATTGTAGATAATGTAAACCATAATCTTTGTTTATTGTTACACATATATGATTAAATTTACCTTTTTCTAATGTGGCATCAACATATAAATTATTACTTCCTGAAATAACACTAAACCTTGTTGTAACAGACGCGGTCAACGCCGAGGGAAGAAGATATAATGATATTCCATCTGACGCACTAGATATTTTTTGAAATATCACCTGCGTATCATTTACAATTTCTGGAATGAATATATGGGCCTCGAATGTAAATGATTTATTCTGAGGCGGGTTTAAAATTGATTCACCTGATTGATTTTTTGAAATTTCAGGATATAAAAATCCTGCATGATCTTTTGTCAAGATCCAAGTTCCCAACGTTCCGTCATCATCTTCGCCAATTTGTGTACCTGAAAATAATAACTGTCCACGATATTTAGGAAATTGATCAAAAACGTATTTATCAAAACCAGTTAGTTTTTCAAAAAAAACCTCGACGTCTTTTTTGCTGCCATCAAATGGGTATCCATTGATAATTTGATCAAATGATAAATTGACTTTGGCTTCGGCAGATGAAAAAAACGTATGATTTTCAAATTTTGACCAATCTATGTTTAATTGTTGTGTGTTTTTAAGAGGGGCTTGTGAATGATCATATAAGAATGATGATGAACTTTTTATATTTGTGTCACTTATTTCGCTAAACGTTAATTGAATAGGGCGCGTATTATTCATTGCGTGCCGCAAAAAAGATACCATAGTTGGTGAAGTTAATATTGCCATTTAGTAAATTTCAATTATGAATACGTATTTTGTTATACTAAATCGCTTACTTTAAAAATTGAAGATACACTTAAATACTTTTGTTGATTATTTGACGTTATTATCAAAATATCAATTACATATGAACGCTCTTTTGTTAGGTTTGTTATGTCAAGTTTAAAAAACATTCCTGATGCATCACTTGATACTTTTGTTGAGTTATGCGTTGTGTCAAATGGAATTGTATATTCATTTGTTAACACATCGCGGATAGCATAATAAACGTTTCTAATAACAAGTCCTGGTAATTCGATGGGGGTACGCACAACCTTTATAAGCGGGCTTGTATGATCAAATATATTTAATCGTAGTGAAATATTCTCATCTGAACGATGAACAGAATTAAGACCTAAAACTGAAATAATAAATTTTTTGGCTATTTGATTTGTTGTTGTCCGGGCAGAGGGAAACATTGATATTTTGCTACCCGTAAGATATGAAACTGTTCCATCAAGTGAACCCCAAACTGGTGTGAATTCGATTGATGATGATAATCGTAATTTGGATGCAATTGTTGTAGTTGATGATGATACAAATATTGAAGCTGAATAAATTCCACTATATGAATTAATTCCAACTCTATGTTGTGAACCCGTAAAATAAAGCGTATAAAATCCGCCTGAAATCGGAGTTGTTAATTTAAGCGTAAGACTATTTGATCCGTTTATTTGTGTACTAGCACTTCCTGATACGATGTTTGAAAGACTACCTTGCGCGTAATTATATAAAAATAAATTTTGTGTTGAATCAAATGATAAATTTTGTGTATCATCCAATATTGAATCATCATACCCGATTAACAATTTAGGATGTTTATCTTCATTAAACGCATTTTTACTTGCAAAACGTTTTACAAAATATGTGTGTTGATTTGTTTCATATGTTGAATCAAATGATATTCTAAATCCCCTATCAGGAATTTCGCCAGTGAGTGTGGCAGAAATTAAGTTTGTGACATCGACAAGTAAATCCTCTTCGCCAGTAATAAATTGTTGTGTTTTCTTTGTTGAGGATATGTTTGTTGTTCCTGTAATATAATCGCACTGAGCTGTTGCACCACCGCCGGCTGCACAACCTGACAATATCCAAGGTACATCAAATGATGATGATAAAAAATTACAATTATCATTATCAGAATAATAAACGATATCTTTTCCTAATCCTTCTGTAAATGATGCCGAAAGAGGAAAAATATCAACTATAAAGTTACTAGGCGTTGGTTGACCACCGTAAACGTCTTTAAGGTTTAGTTTACAATAAAAACTACCGTTAGAAATATCTAATTCGCCATCAGTTATCATTTGTCTAATTGGATCTAAATTAAAATGAACCAATAGTCTTGATAACTCCGTATCTGGCGGTGTGTTATCTGACATTCCATAAACCTTAAATAAATCAAGTGTGCCTGCCAAACCCGTATTACCAGAAACAGCTCGAACGCTATTTATAATTTTATTTGTTATATAAGCGTCTTTATCTGCTTTTAAAATTTTATACATTAGACAACCGCTCTTCCAATTATATCAACTTCTGGATATCTGAATTCAAATATTCCGCCGGGAGGTGGAAATATTATATTTTGGTGTGTGTTGGCATGAACGCTGAATGTTGAATTACTGTAAACGTTGTTGTTCACTGTTCCATTCATATTAGTAAACTTAATTTTATTTACAGATATAACACCACTTACGGTATAAATTGCATTTGTGAAATCTGATATCACAATAGGTTGATCAATGTGAAAGTTTTTAATATCAACAATGGGTTGTAATTTTGTTAAAATACTTTGTAAAACAATTGCACGATTTAATGTTGAGTCTATTACTACCTCAAACACCATTGATAAATTAATAATTTTTGCATCAAGAACGTCGACGGCGTCTGATATCATTCTATACGGATTTAGAAATTTAACTAAATTTGTCTTAAGCGTATCTGGGGATGTTATTAACTGTGAGTCTGACGTTCTAGAAATGATGAATAACTGTGTAGCTAAAGGGTTGTGTGGGTTTGATCTAACTGCAGCACGAAATACACGACCAAAATTTGTTGGCATTGCATAAATTCTAGCCAACATATCTTCTCGAGTTACAATGCGTTCCTGAGAATTTTTTACCGAAGGTATCAATGATCTCAATTCATTTGCTGTCGGCGCATCCTCGCCCCCTGAAGATCTAATTTTGTTAGTTACTTCTATTCCACCTCTTATTCTACCAGCCAAGGCAATTGAAGGATTTCCAGGAAATGTCACATTGAGTGTTTTTGCTGTTTTAATACGATCTTCTTTTACGTTATGATCCAATCCACCACCAAAACGATATGTAATTGTTAGTGTTGTGTCAACTGTTGCAACGCCAAGTGTTTTAGTACTTAATAATTTTTCAGGATTTATTGCAATTCTAGAAAATGTTTGTGAATAAGGCAATGAAATTGCAAATTCTGAAGGATCGGGAATAATATCATCTTCTAACGTTGATGCATTGCCACCACCAAACGTAAGTGTTGTTTTTCTTGTTGCAAGATCAACGTTGGTAACATATCGATATGGTGCTGGGACAATCTTGAGGGCATCTTTTACTATGTTATTGTCACTTTCTATGTTAAGAACGTTTTTATATACAACGTCATGTGTTAGTTCATTTACTTTATAATAAGTGTTTCCATAACCATCAGTTACGTTCATAATATCAGTTATATTAGCACTTGATAATGTAATTTTTCTAAACGGTATAAAGTCTCCTGAAATTGATATTGTTTCAGATGTTTCTTTTCCTGATACACATATGCCCGAGGCGGCGAGAATAAACGTTTGTATCGTTCCATTAGGCGATTGTTGTCCTATGCGTTGTTCGGCAATAAGAGTTCCATCAGCTCGTTCAGCACTAAAATCTATATCTTCTAATAACAAAAAATCAATTCCAGTATTTGATGTAAAAATTGAATTTGTTTGAATTATTGGAAGTGCAGTTGGATCAGCAATTGTTTTATTATATGCAACTACAGCTGGGATTTCTACATATATGGTGACTGGTACAACTGACGGTGCTGCCCCATAAATGGGCACGCCAGCAGCGCGTAACGCTCGATCAATATTGACTGTTTCCACAGCTGTTTCGTAATTTAGTTCGCCATATTGATGATCAAGATAAAAAGATAAATTATCACCAACAATTGCAGCCATATCTAACAATAGTCCACCCATTGACAACTCTGATAAATCTTTTAGTTTATCAGGATAATACAAGCGGGCATATTCTAATATGATAACCCTTAGGCCGTCAAAATCCTTTGCGAGATATCTACGATTTCTTACTTGTTTTAAATTATCTATATTTGTGACCATAAGCTATGATAAATAACTGTTAGAGTTACATAACGTACAATTTGATTTGTAACTTGCGTCCTTTTACTTGTAATGAGGGTACATTATATGTAATTGTAACATTTACAACGGCAGTATTTGTATTTTCTGTTCTATCAATTTCTGATAAAAAATTTTCCAAATCTATATATGACATCCATTTTCCTACAGCGTCTTTTATTCTTGATATTGCTTGTGAATCAAAATCATCCTGTGAAACAAATTCAGACGCTAAGGGACGAAGGTTTGCACCCAATTTATATTGACACAATCTCTCTCCCCAATTTGTAAGAAGAAGATTTCTAAGGTTATCATGCACTTGATCGGCAAGATTGTAATGCATTTTAAAAATGTCGCCTGATGTCTCAGCCCCAAATTCAAGTGGGGTTTTAATACCAATTGGCATTGTTGTTTTAACAATTTTCTCAAGTTCACTTTGTTGTTGTGTTAAACCCGAGCTTTTAAAACTATAAACAGTCATTTAAATCTCCTGGACTAAATATATCACTTGTACATCAAGCAGGTAGTATTAATCCAAGCATTATAGCTAAGCTTTTTGTAATTGACCCAGAGCCGATAAGAAGACCTATAATAACAACACAAACCATTGCTATTACATTTTTCATATAAACAATAATAGATGCAATAAATGTTTTGGGTAACAAATTTAATAAACCTAACCCATCTAATAATAATAAAAGTGCCTTAAACGCAAGATCAAATATTTTTTTAGGCAATCCTGGGATGTCAAAAGCAAGACTGATGTCTGTTATTAGGCTGCCTATTAAAGTAACCGGAAGTTTTATTAATCCTAGTAATAATTCAGGTAACATGGGAAATGGTGGTAACGCAATAAAAGGTAAGGGAATACCCCCGGGGAACCCAAGAGGTATAGGTAGTGTTGGTATTTCGGGTAACGTTGGCAATGATGGTAATGCAACTTTTATTCCAAGTTTTGCTAATTTGATTGCAAGCTCAGGAGGTAAAATTTTCAATTCCGCCGCTAGATCAGGAAGTGTGAAAGGTAGAGGCAATTCGACACCAAATGGACCTGATGCGTCAAATATAGGAAAAAATGGCGTTGATCCGGGAAGATCGAGCATAAGAGCTGATTTTTCAAAAAGAAAATCTATGAATATTTGATGCCAAAAATCAGTTTCATGATTTTTATTTAAGAGTGCTATAGTGCCTAAGGCGAGGATAGGATCTGGATTGAACCAAAAAAAATTCTCTGGCTTAGATATAAGGGGATTTAAGCTAGGAACAATAGGACCTGGTATTGGCGGCATCGCAATGATTTCACTTATTGGAAATAATGTTTTCCCTTTATGATTTCCGTTTATTAACAACAAAGACACATCTGCAACGTATCTTTGTCTCGCTGCATTGCTTATTTTACCGTTAGCGCCAATCAGCCCCACGTCAGTCAATATTTTGCCATAAGGACTTGCCATTAATTTATCTCTTTTTGTAAATAATTAATCATTTCATTAATACTTTTTTAGCGAACTCGCCTGAGATTCCGCCGCCGCCTTGACTACCAAACATAGTATCTATAATAGGCGGTGCTGTTACATGACCACTATTATCATTTGGACCTGTGGTGGCTTTTTGACAAAGAATTGCAAGATTTGCATCATCTCCACCAAGCTTTATCACTCCGTCTTCAGCGGGAATAAAAATTATATCTCCATTACCCCTTATTGTCATTGATGCAAACTTTTTAATATCTGTTTGTTCAACCATCTTTCCATCTGTGTTTCTTTCAAACCTACTAACGAGTATTTGTACATCGCTTCGGGCAATAATTCGAACTTTATCTGACTTGATTACAATCGCTCCATCGCCGTCTTTGTAATCTTTTACGTCTTTAAGATTTTCTTCATTATGACTTTTTAAGTTAAACTTTTCATCCACCAACATACGTTGGCTATTAAGAACTCTACTTCTATCACTCGAGTAATCAGGATCTCCCTCGTTTTCTTGAAGCTCATTAACAGATTTTCCTATCTCTTCTTTAAAATCAATTCCCTGAACGGTCTTGGACGTTACTTTGGTACCCCCTGTTTTTTCAGTTTGTCCTCGACCGGAAACCATGTCAATCGAGCCCGCTTGACCAAATAAATCATTTTCTGGTTGTTTGTGATTTTTTCCAAAATCGTCATCTTTTTGATCATCAATTTCTGAAACATGACCACTTCTATCTGTTCCCAAAACAATAAGAGTATTATTTGAACCTTCAAATGCAACATCGCCAGGGCGTTTTCTAAAACGAGGAACGGATTCATATTGAGTTACTTTTGACGCATCAGTTTCTGTTATTAATTTTTCATATGCATTTTCAGTTGATGAAATTTGTGCAGAATTTGAAGGGGTGTATCTTTCACCGTCTATTTCATCAACACTACCATTACGAAATTCATATTTTATATCAGATTTGCCATTAAATTTCCCTTCGGTGCCGGGGACAAACATAAATTTATCAAAATTTCTTGGCGAATGGGTATGATTAACGTCATCAACAAAATGTGGTTCTGTTATTCTACACATCCAATATCCAATTTCAGAATATTTTGCGTCTGGGTGTTCGAAAGTTACCCAGACGTGCTCACCAGGCTTACATGGTAAAGATAAGTGCGACGGGAAAAAAGGAAATAAAAACATCGGTAAATCCGATGCAGTAGCTCCCGCCATAAGAACTCTTTGACCTATAATAGTGTTTCTTGGAAGAACTTTTCCAAAACGTATATTTTTAATTTTTAAAAGATGTTCCCAATAACTTAATTTTTTTTCATCAATTGACTGTGGATCAAAAATAACTTCAAGAACAACCATTCTAACAAATGACGGCGGGGCGCTTCGATTATCAAATGAATCTAATGAAGGTCTAGAACCTTCGGCCATGTCATGTTGGGCTTGCTTATTATTAAATTTGTTTTTAGACATGTCTTTGTAGTAAAATTAGCCGCTGAACGTAAAAAAAATCCAATAAATATGAATTTAGTTTTTTTTCATTTTTTCATATAAGTCATCGGGATTATAATTATCATTCTTTTGATCAGCGCTGGCAATTAAATCTGCTAATTTAATTAATTGATCATTGGCTTTTCCCTTTCGTTCAATAAACGATGTCATTGTTTTACCGTGGACGGCAAATTCAGTTGATTTATTTTCAATTATGTTACTCAACTTAACAAATAACATATATGCATTTTGTCTATCAGTAATTGCATTTTCATAAATTTCTGTCCACAGTTTTTTTTTCTTATCTTCAAGATTTTCTATTGATGCCAAAAGAGAAGAAAAATCTTTAATTTTTTCCTTTATTTCTTGTTGATGTTTTTCTTCTTCTTCTTCTATCATAATAAGTTATCTTTCAAAATAATTTAAATCTAGGATCAACTTTGAGTTTCTTATAATGCTTTTTCACAAGTTGCATTGTAGTTGTAAGTTGTTTTGGACTTAGTCCCGAAAGTTCACGCATATATAATAAGACAGCCGATTTATTCAATAAATCAACTTCATTAATATTTTCAAAAATAGTTACTATTGAATTAATACATGCCAATTCATTTTCTGTTTTTACTTTTGTACGAATTTCATATAATAGTTTAAGAATAAAATGATTAGTATATTCCTTTTCTAGGATTGATTCTTGTGAAGGAATTAAATAATGATCTTCAACAATTTGATGTTCAGTAATTGACAAAGAATTAGGATCATCTAAACTAACATTTCGTCGCATTTTTTGTGTACGTTGTTTTGTTTTTATAATTAACCAATTTTTTGCAACTACGTTAAAATATGAAAAGGCATTTGTTCCGCGTGACGCGTCGAACTTTCTAATTGTTTCAAATAAAAAACATACACAATCACTTTTAAGATCATCAAATGAATCATGTAAACTTGTAAATTTATGAATATTAATTAGATTTTCTGCCAATTTTTCAAATGCTGGCATAATTTCCGTAACATACAACTTTTCGCGTGCTTTTTGATCTGACATTGTTTGGTATGCAACAATCGCAGCTTGAGTACCAGCGTGGAAATATAATCGTACTGATTTAGGTTCAGGTTTTGTTTCGGCCGGTATTTGTATTGTTTCGACACCTGTAATTGGATCTATAACAACAACTGGTTCAATTACAACGTGTTTTTTGCTTACCCTTCGGCGCCTTTTAATTGGTTGAACTTTAGGTGGCGGAGAGCCATCGCCATTTGGTATTTCAATTATTTTTTTTCTTTTAAACATTATTTAATGCTCTCGGGTGTTTCTTCATCTTCGGAAAATGAAACAAGTTTTGTAGCAACCAATAAAACTGTATCTCTTGCTAACTTAATATCGCCAACTATCTCTCTGATTATATAATCGTCAGAATAAACTTCAATTTTTGATTTATCATATAATCTACCATAAATTGTATCAAGTAAATCAAGAGATTCTTCTATTTGATTTGTAATCTCATCAATTGAATTCATTAATTGAATATTTCTATACACACTTAAAACCAAACAAACAACTAATATTAATATCAAAATTGATAATATGACTATCATAATACGTCTTTCATAAGATCACTATATTGTTTAGATATTGATTCAAAACTATATAGTGAAAGTAATTTTGTTTTTAAGTCAAGGGCCCATTGTTTTGGGATCGTAGGATTGTTTTTAAATTTTAATACTTTCTTTTTAAAATCATCCTCATTTGCATTTGCCCATTTCGCGCCGGACATAAAAATCGCATTGTCTATTCTTGTTTGATGAACATTATCAAGTTGATAAAAAATATCTATAAACTTACCATGCTTTAAAAAATCAGTGTGGCCAGACCAAGATGGGACTATTACTGGTAATCCGCACGTTGCGGCCTCGAGCAAAGGTAAACCAAATCCTTCACCCCTTGTAAGTGAAACTAAACATTTTATTTGAGGGTGCGTATATAAAGATGAAACTTCCTCATCTGACATATCACCATGTAATAAATGAATTTTTGGATTGATATTTTTTTGTCTTGATTCAATGGCAACATTCGTTATTAATTGTGTAACAATTCGTTTATCAATTTTTGTACTTTTTCCTAAATTGGTTTTTACAACAATTCCCACATCGGGATCATTTTTGAAAGCTTCACATAACCATTTTATTGTATAGAAAATATTCTTTCTATCATTATTGGGATTATTGCCTGTTAGTTGACCAAAAATCAAAAAATTAAATGGTGTTTGCAATGAAGGAAGCAACAAGTTTTGATCATTTTTTGAAAATGCATCAGAGTATGCCTCCGGAACAATATGAACTGGGACTGTGACATCCCCAGAGTTTGTTAAACATGATGCCGCATGTTTTGATGGAACAATTATCATGTTCATTTTATTTGCAGCAATGCACCAGCCAGGATTGCATTTATCAGTTTCAACCATAGCTGACATTCCAACGTTGTAGTTTGCAATAGTGGAATCCCATTCATTGGGAAGTTGTAATTGAAATGAAATGTCATACTTGGTGTTATTTTTTGTAGGATCAGTACTATGCGTCATCATTTCTCTAATGAGACCATCATGAGAATCTGGGTTTATTTCCCAAGATGTGTCGCCCCAAGGTAATATTTGAAATTCTACATTTAAGTCAGGCCTAGACAATAACCATCTAGCGATTTGTCTGGCGTGAACGCCGTAACCGGATTTTGATAAAACGGGAGCCCTAAGTAGTACTTTTTTCATACTTCCACCAAACTCCATTTCTTTTCAGGTGAGAGTTCCCAATCATTACATGTTTTTTCTAATGATTTATCCCAGTCACTTATAACAGTAGATAAATTATAATGTTTTTGAGCGTGAGTGAGCGCTCTTTTTCCTAATTCTTTTCGTTTTTCGCTTCCCATTTCATACATTTTCATAAATGCTTGTGTGCGTGTTTCATGTGAAACATAATCTTCAAAAATATATGGAATTGATTGATTACCAACAATTGTTCTAACGTCAGGTGTCATCGCGACGCCATACTCTTCGCCTGTTTCATGATCAACAATTTGTCTTGTTAGTCCCCCGGTTTTAATTGCGATTGACGGAATCCCACACATCTTACCTTCGAGAACCGGTAGACCAAATCCCTCATTTGAACTTGAGTTAATAATAACGTCTGAGACGTTATAAATTGTTCGCATCTCATTAAACCCGGTTCTGTCTTTAGAGAAAACAATATTATTTTCTATACCTAACATTTCAACGACGTGGTGTAAATTTGGACCTTCAGGATCAAGTGGATCTGTATGAAGTATTAATGTTGCTTTTTTATGACCATATTTTTGCTCTAGTTCTTGTACAAACATTTTCCATGACATCAATATATCACTCACACATTTGCGGCGGGCATTTCGGCCAACATATAGTGCTATAAAATCATCAAACTTATCTTTACCTAATAACTCTTTTCGAAATTTAAGAATTTCATCATCTGGAATTGGTTTATAGAGGGCGTCTGGGACACCGTGTGGAATATATCCCACTTTTCCAGGTTGAGGAAATCTTTCTTTGAGCATTTCATACGTTGGCCAATTGATACAATTAATTGCTTGTGTTGATTCGTAAAGAACATCATTAAATTTGGGGACTGGTGGGTTATCCCAAAGGTGCCAATAAACTATTGGACAGATCTGATTAATTTCGTCGGCCATTTCCCATACCCACACAAAAAATCTTGGGTCAGTAAAAAGCATCAATGCATCAGGTTTAATTTGCGCAAGAACAGTTCTCAATAAAGATTTATCACCAAATCCCTTTGTAGGTTTAATAATAAAATCAGGATTAACGTTTATGATATCATATGATTCATGTGATATTGCCCCACCAAAGCAAAAAAAACTATACTTTCCGGTTTCAACAAGACCATTAATTAACCAACGAGCTTGTGTCCCGACGCCGCTTGTACTCAAGGCATGGTCACTTAATAACAGTATTTTCTTTTTCTTTTCAATCATATTATTTTCTCAAAAATTAAATTTGACACACCCCAGATTTTTAGTTTTCTTTTAATAACTGAATTTTCGGCTTCTGTGTTGTCTTTTGTAGCCCTAATTGAAAATCGATCATATCTTTTATTTGTATCAGTCCACCAAAAACGCGGCGCTGTTTTATTAATTAATTTAAACCCATTATTCATATATTGTTTACTATTTTGTCCATGTCGTATATCTACATACGTCAAAAATATTATGTTATTATGAATTTTACTAACGTATGATAACAATTTTCCAAATCCTCCAACAACGTTAGTGTTTATTTTTGAGGCAAATCTTGCAATTTCATGTTTTTTAAGTTTCATACTTTTCTAATCACGTGCAATGTTCTGTATTTTTTAATTCACACCATTTACATGAATCTCTATTCTTGATAGCGAATCCACGTTTAACACTTGCTAACATATTACCCACAATTTTTAAGTGTCGTTTTTGTGTTACATCACCAACTGACACGGTTACTATCTCACAATGGCGTCCTGGTTTTGCTTTTCTTTTTAATAAAACGAATGCACATCTAATTTCTTTAAAACTAATATTCATTTTCTTTGACCAATAATTCTTATAAAGAACTAATTGTCCAGTGACATTTGGATCAGATTTTTTATTTGCGGGCCAGTAACTATTGGTGGTTTTCCAATCTATTAACCAATAAAGTTGTTTTTCTTTATTGGTCGTTTTTATAATACCATCAATAAATCCTTTAAATGCATGAGCATGATTTTCAATTGGTTCATATAATAAATGTTCGGCGTCGACATATTCCCAATTTGGAAAATTTTCATCCATGAACGGTGGGACGTCTAACAAGATCGCCGTTGCTTCATCAATACATATTTGTAACATTTCAGGCTCGAATCCCGGATTTCCCTTATGGGTGACCCAAGCTTTTTTAAGATGTTCATGAGCAATTGAACTATCCATAGTCCTTGTCCTGAGGAACGATTCACAGGATGCGTGGATCGCCGTTCCAAAATCAAGTGCTTGACCTGGGCGGGATAAATTAATTTTATTAACGTGTTTTTGTTTATGTCGATACGAACATTCAACCCAGTCTCGCATTTCTGAAAATGAAATATGTGGTTTACCTGTTGGTAAATTTTCAAACTTCGCAAGTGGTGGTTTATTACTTATATCTTCTGTATGGGTCATAAGGATATTTTACTACACTTTTCTTAGGTAGTTCAAAATCACCTCCAAGCCAACTAATAAATCTTTCTTGCTCGTTTTCAACGTGTAGTGGATAACATGCTAGTTTTTTATATTGAGAAAATACATAATCATATTTCGTATGAAATTTAATTATAGGAAAATCAGTAAGTGGGGGATTAAAACTAATTAAACTAATTGTTTTATCATCATTAGTAATCTCTATTGAGGGATGATCTAATTCATTTTTCTTTTTTAAATGATAATTCTTAATTGCTTCAATTTCTTTAGGTCTGGCGAAAGACTCCGGAAATTGGCTTTCCTCAATTTCTGTTTCATTTATTCTTTTTCCACAATTTTCACAAATATAATATATCATATTAACTTTCTTTGGAGACCTCGGCGGGATTCGCACCCGCAACTTTCTGGTTTAGAATCAGTCACTCTACTGTTGAGTTACGAGGTCGAGTTTCTATTTATTCACTTAATGCCAATGGTAAAAATTTACATAAATCTACTGTTTTTGGGTGAGGTTCAATTGCAATTGCCGTTATTTTCCCCCCGACGTCGGGTTCATGAAAAGCCGACCAACGAAGATTTTTATCATTTGCACCCACTATTAATCTCATTAATTCAATTTCATCTTCAACTGAAAGCAACGCTAAATAATTTGAAGATTTAAACCAATCACTATCGAGTTCTGGATGATCTTGGATAAACTGGCGGATAGCGTGGCAAGATTGAACAGCCTGATATCCGGGCGGTATATCGCGCCTTGTGATAAGGTAGAGTTTATCTCCTAATTTTATTTGATGGTTTACACC